CCAGTCACATATTTTTCCTTTAGGGTCAAATGCCATTTTAGAGCAAAAATCTAAATTCCACCATTCTTTGATTTAAACGCTTTTAATACACTAACCTAACCCTACAGTTGCTTCGCTCTCCTTATCTTAGCTAGATTTATTAAGTATAACTTGTTACAAAACAGGAGCAATGCTTTTATCTACCCAAGTGCAAACGTCATCGCCAGAAGCAATAGTAAAACAATCTTTATTTAACCATGGAGACTCTATGCCAGCTTATTCCATGTACCACCATGTATAACACAAAGAACGCAAAGTATTCCCTAATGTAGTCTTGGTCGGATGACCGCTGAATGTTGTCCCCTGCACTCTATAATAAACATAATCCTATTGAGGATAATTAGAATAGCGCCCAAAATCTCGCAACCATTTGGATAAAACATCTTTTGGCCACTGTTTACCCCCTATTCCAGGTATATTTTGAAATAACAATAAATCATTACGGCAAGCATTTTAAACGACGTTATTAGCCCAAAATTCAGGTATTATCCCATTGAGATAAGGAACACGCTATTCAGCACCGCTAAACAAATCAAATAAAAAAGGTTTCATCATCTTCCAAAATTTCAAGTCGACACAATCTTACAATTCAGAAAATTGAGAAGAGTCATACGAGGAGCCATCCATAGAAATACAATTATAACTAGTTTTTACATTGCTTTATAGCAATGTTTCTAGCTAAATTTTTTAAAACCCTTATATAAAACCAGGAATGCATTTTTTCAAGGGAGCCCAGAGTAAAGATTGAACGGCTGTTAATAACCCGCATCCTTAATCACTAGGTACACAAACGTTCCTAGATCGACTAGGTTAACCTATCAAAAATCCATGTTCATCAATATCCAGTCTATCAGTTGTCTAAACCTCGCCGCTTTTTATTAATTGCATAAAGGTTCCGATTAAATCCGTACTTTAATCTCAAAATTATTTCATTATAGTGTTAGCATATTTAGCTCATTTAGCAGCAGTAAAATCTTATCTCTCAAGAGCCCATTTCACCGGATCGAACAACTGACTAGAATCAAAATTTTTATGCATTTCAATAGCCAACCAAGCAAAAAATCGACTAGTCATAGATTTAAAAGAATTTAAATCTCTTTAATCTATAGACAATCTTCCAGAGAATTAACGCCCGAAGGTTCCGTATATAGCATTCTAAACACATTTAGAACTCCATTCGAATTCCAATAAGTTATTATATCCGCGAATTATATCATATCCTGATTTCGAAACACTGACACCGTCTTCTAATTGAGCCAAGCCATTCTTAGATCCGCGAACTGGTACTTTGTGCTTTAAAACCCAATTACGAACCAATCGCACTAAATCAATCCATTCATCTCGGTGGATTTCTTTAAAAATTTAAATATTAGGCAATCGAATAATTTCTAACGGAATTTTTTGTGCATAATAATAACTGATCACAGTGTTATCACTATGAATAGTTTTTATTTTTGGTTATTTTTACTATTTTATTTTTCGAAACTAATCCATTTAATATAAATAAATT